GTCTACGTCTATGTCGCCTGAGATGTCTAACGTAGCTGCATCTAGCTCACCAGTAATCGTAAAGTTACGAATACCTGTATAATCCTTGTTAGAATCCAATATAACGGCTTTAGAGGCGATTGCAGTACCTACTGCTGTACTACCTAAGTCTAGAGCATTAAGCTCTCCTACAACGGCTGTAATGCCGTCTAGGGTGTTTAATTCTGCTGCAGTGCTAGTTACACCATCCAAGATGTTTAACTCTGCTGCTGTGGATGTAACACCATCAAGGATGTTTAGTTCAGCAGCTGTGCTTGTTACACCGTCTAGGATATTGAGTTCGGCAGCAGTGCTTGTTACTCCGTCAAGTATGTTAAGTTCTGCTGTGGTTAAAGTAGCACCATCTAGTATATTTAGTTCTGCTGCTGTGGAAGTTGTAGCTAGACTAACTGCACCACTGGATACTGTAAAGTCATTAGAATCAAAAGAAGCTACACCTTTGTTTGATGTGGTTGCCTCTTCAGCAGCAATAGTAACTGTGTTGCTTGTAGCGGACGTATCAATACCTTCACCACCAGCGATTGTTAATGTCTCACTGTCTAGGTCAATAGCAATCGTACCGCTGTCTGAAGTAACGTCTAAGTCTTCTGCAGTAATCTGTGCATCTACATAAGCTTTAATTGACTGCTGGGAAGCGATACCTGTGGCACTGTTGGAAGACATATCGTCTTCATCTAAAAACGCTTTACCGTCTAGTATGTTGAGTTCCGCTGCCGTAGACGTAACCGCTGTGCCATTAATAGACAATGCGTCAGTTTCCAACGTACCGTCAATGTCAGCGTCTCCTGAAATGTCAAGAGATCCTGCATCTAATTCTCCTGTAAGAGTAATGTTTCTAAAACTGGCTACATCTTTATTTGCGTCTGCTGTTACAACTTTACTAGCTACTACTGTACCTACAGCAGCACCAGTGTCGCTGTAGTTAAGTTCAGTAGCAGTAGCAGTAACGCCGTCAAGTATGTTTAACTCTGCAGCGGTGCTGGTAACTCCGTCTAAAATGTTTAGCTCTGCTGCAGTTGACGTTACGCCATCTAGGATATTTAACTCAGTAGCAGTTGAAGTCACACCATCCATAATGTTGAGTTCAGCTGCCGTAGCTGTAATCGCTGTACCGTCTAAGCTAATAGCGTCAGTGTGTACTGTACCATCAAAGTAAGCATCTTTAAACTCAAGTGAGCTTGTACCTAGGTCTACATCATTATCCGTAACAGGTGCGATGACTCCATCAGCCATTGTAAACTGTGCTGTGCCAGCAGCAGTAAAAGCCAAAGTATCTGCTGCGCTGAAATAAAGGCCAGAGTTAGTATCCCCAGTATTGGTAATAGAAGGATCACTAGCAGAACCATCGGGAAACGAAACCACTCCTGTAAACGCAGGGCTAGCAATGTTAGCTTTTGTAGCGGACGCTGTAGCAATGTTATTAAATTCTGTATCAATTTCAGTACCTTTTACTATTTTATTAGCATCCCCTGAAACTAAAGAATCTTTAGCTGCGAAGTTAGTAGTCTTAGAATAGTTTGTCATACTAATTTACCTATAAGTGCTTCCGTCTTTAATTCTTGTATTGATAAAGACGCTCCATTTATTGTTGCATCTACCCCTATGGTAGCTACTTCACCAGAGCCAGTTGCTTTGGTTTTAGCTACATCTACAATGATTGAAGCACTGTATTCTGATGTCGCTACGTTATACTCAGATATTCCGTACTCTGCTATACTAGAGTTGGCTATGGTTATTGCTTGTTTTGTATAAGCTTCCGTATAATCATAACCCCAGTTTAAAAGTACACTACTTCCTGAACCGCCTATAACTCTAAAAGATATTTCTTTAAGTATTTTTAATCTTGAAGGATCACCAAAAGCTAAAGGCTGTGTGTAATACTTCATTGTGTAAGGGCTAGTATCATCTAAATAATCGTGATACTTGTTTATGCCTTTAGCTGTTCCTAAGTATATTGTTCCGTCTGATCCTCTAGCTCCTGAAAAAATTTTAGTTGCGGGCCATGTAGTTACTCTATTACTGCCGTCTTCTAATGTACCCCTCATGTCAAAACAATATACTATGGAAGACGTAGGAAAAAACAATAAATAAAATGCTTCTTCAGGACTATACACTGATTTAATGTTTCCTGTTTCTACAGTTGTTAAGTAAATTATATCATCCCTAACATTTTTAGAAACATTACCTATCGGGTTTGACTTTTCCTGTATTGTTCTACCTAAACTACGTACACCTGAGTCAGACAAAAATACTATGTCTGTACCTGTGCTTTGTACACTGTCTCTAGCTATACAACCTATACCTGTTATTGTGTCAGATAAAGACATACTAGCTGGTGCGGAAGCACCTTGGTAAACTAAAATACTTTGCTTACCAAAAATAACTAAAAAGTTATTAAACTCTTTGATTGCTACAATTTCATCAAACCCAGTAGGCCATACAGTTCTTAAGTCTAAAGAACCTGAAGTTCCTCCTGTCCAATCATCTCCGTCTAATGTGTCGGAGAAGTACAACGTGTACGTATTATTAGCTACGTCACCTGCCCATAGTCTACCAAATGCTGCACAAACTTCATTAGCGTCTGGAGCATCAGCATGGACTACTCCAAGAGAACTAGAGGAGCTTGTGTACTCCAGTGCATTGTGTCCTCTTTGAAAGAAATAAACATCATTATTAAATGATACTATCTTCCAGTTGTTAGCACTTATAGTCATGCTATTGGTAACGTCAGTCAGAGAAGTAGTCCCTGTAAATACCTTGTTGTTACCTGTAGAGAATACCGTAGTAGTCCCATCGTTTTTCGTAAACTCAAAAATAGCTTCTGTGCCTATACTAGAACCTAAAGGAGTTGTAGAGCTTGTTAGTTTATCTAATCCTTGCCTAGCTCCAATCCTCCCGTACTTATCTATTATAGCATTTTCCGCTATGGATGCAAATGAAGAATCTTGGTTTACCGGAGAATCTTGAGTATTAAGACCTCTAAAGCCCGGAGCACCTACATAAATGCTTTGTCTTTGCTGTGCCATTATGCAGGTCTGTAGATAAATTCTTCAGGGTTTTTATATGCGTCATGTGCAACAGCATCAGACAAAGACCTGTCTGCTAAAGCAAAGTAGTCCTGTGCTGTCGTACCTCCTGTTTCTCCACGTTCCCTAGCTAACAAAGCTACGGCTAAATGTACTATTGGTTTCTCAGGTATTACTATTGTATCTGAATCATCAGACAAGTCTCCCGGTCTAATTAGTACATCAAAGCGTAATGAGTAAGTAGCGTCAGGGGTAGGGTATAACTTTACTTTACTGTTGTTAGACCCGTCTACACCTGAGAATGTATACTTTTCAGGAGATCCGCTAACTGTGTCAGAGTTGTACTCTGCATTAGCAAACCATGTAGGATTCTCGTACCGCACAAAAAAGTTAGAGGTGTCGTTAAGAACACTGTACAGTTTAATTCTGTCTCCGCTTCCTGTAATCGTGTACTCGTTAGTACCACTGGAAGTAGATACTACTACAGTGCTGCGTAGCTCTGACCAATCATGTGAGTTTTCTACAGTAGTCTTTGCATCGTTTACAAAGTCTCCCACCATTTTTGAGTAAGCTGTGTTAGCTACCCCGGATACTTCATCTTCCCTGAGTCTTCTTAGAGCACTGTTTACTAAAGTTAAATATGTTGTGCTCATGCTACGTCCCTAAATAATCCTTGTAAAAAGTTAGGAGTCTCTACTTGTGGTAGTGGGTCTAATAACTCTGGAGCTTGGTATGTAGGTGTAAACTCAAAGTTCTCAAATAGCGACTGTGTGACTCCTCCGGGCCTTAGTAAGCCTATCCCTAGGCCTAACCCTAACCCAGCACCTAAACCTGCTCCAAGGCCTTCTCCTGCTCCAGAACCTTGCCCTGTACCAGTGCCTTCACCTGTTGCTTCTCCTTCACCAGAAGCTGCTGATTCCTCGCCTGTAGCTTCAGTTTCTTCTGCTTCAGTTGTTTCTTCTTCTGTTCTTTCTAGAACTTCTTCAGCTTCTTCTAGTACTTCCTCTACCGTTTCTCCAGTAGTATCCTCAAAAATACTTTCTTCAGCTTCTTCTCCAATATCGCTAAAGTCAGTTTCTTCTGTCGTTTCAACAGTAGTTCCTGTGCCTGTTTCAGCCATAGGAACTGAAGTTTCTCCTGTGCCTGTAGCAACGCCTGTTCCAGTTCCAACACCAGCTCCTGTTTCTACACCAGCTGTAGTTCCTACTCCTGTACCAGCACCCGCACCTGCTCCTACTCCTGCTCCTGTTCCTGTACCTGTAGTAGTACCTACTTCAGAAACACCTGTACCTGTAGTAGTTCCTATGCCCTCAGTTACGTCTGTTCCTATTGTTTCTGTTCCTGACCCAACACCTGTATCTCCAGTTGTCGTGGTTGTTCCTACAGGATCTACTGAAGAATCTTCTAATCCAGAAACAATATCTTCTGTAGTAGTGCCAACAGTTCCTTCTTCTGGACTACCTCCTAACATTCCTGCACCGCCAGTAGAACCTCCTAATCCTCCTATTGAGCCTGAAGTACCAGACAAAATTTCTAAAACTGTAGGTATAGAAGAAGTAGTTGTTTCAGCGACTTCTGTTTCAGGCTCCTCTACTTCAACAGGCTCTACTTCTAATTCTTCTGTAGAAGCTAATAAAGGATCTTCGTCTATTGTAACTTCCGTAACTTCAGTTGAGGGATCACTAGAAGCAGTAGACTCTAATAAACTTTCAGTAGGTTCGGTAATAAAAGGATCTTCAATATCTAATTCAAACTCAGGTTCTTCAAAATCTTCAAATGCAACAGTAGTTTCAGTAGGTTCTGTCGTATCTTCTAATGTAGTTTCTGGTGTTGGTTCTACTTCTGTAATACTGGAATCAGCATCAGCTATTATTTCAGATACAGGATCGTCAGTAACTTCAGTTACATCTACTATTGTTGTTTTCGGAACTCTTTCATAAGCACTTGAAGCTATGTCTCTAACTTTCTGCCTTTGTGCATTAGATATTTGATCTGGCCTTAGCCCTGCAAAAGCAATATCATAAGCTGCTTCAATAAACTGTTCTAAAGACATTCCTGATTGATAAAGCCTTTCTCCAAGTTTATCTACTATTTCTTCTTCAGAACTAGCATAAGCAGGTAAATTTGATTTAATAGTATTTTCAGTTGCAGTTATCTGAGACTGTCTTAACGCCTTTGAGTATTCAGCAGCAGCTTTTTCACCTGCAATTTTATCTCTAGCATCTTGTTGAGATTGTCTAATATCTTCTGCTTGCTTTAGCTTTACAGCTTCATTGTATTCTCTTTCAGCATTAGACGCTGCTTTTCTAGCGTTATCGCGTTCCGTTATAGCAGCAGCTATAGTTTGTCGGAGCTTAGTAGCTTCGGTTTGTTTGTCTATTTCAGCTTGTTTCTTTAGTTGTTCGGCCCTTTTGTACCCATACATATTTTTAGCACGAAAACCATAGTTTTTCTTGTAGTATTCTAAAGACTCTTGATATTTTTCTATTGCTTCATCATAGCTTTCATTACTTTGCTGAAGAGCTTCAGTAGCTGTGGTTACTTCATCGTTTGAGTCTTGTAAAGCTTCTTCAGCAGTATTGAGAGTATTTAAGAAACCCTGAGTAGCGTCTACTGTTGTTGTTTCTTCCTCTTCTTCGTCTTCTTCCTCTGATAATGTTTTACCAGTTAGGTAAGCTAAGTACGGATTGATTCCTTCTTCCGAAAGAACGTCTTCGTCTTCTCCTTCAAATGACCCTAAAGAAACACCTACACTAGCTCCTCCAGCTTCAGCACCAACTAAACCTCCTAAAGCATCTCCTAATAGACCTCCTAATTGCTGTCCAACTACAGCAGCAGCTATAGTTTTTAAACCAGCAGCAAACGAACTTTCGTTAAACTCCGCTAGTTCATCAAACCTAGTGCCGTACAAACCCACTGCACCTTCTTGTATGTAGTTTCCCGGTTTTGATTGTGGGTCATACTCACCTGTCCAATACATATCCGTAAAAGAACTAGGTTGCCCAGCGTCACCTATGTTAAGATAGTAGGTGTCTCCTTTGTCATCTTTGTAAAATCTAGGTATACCTTCGTCTTCTAGGAACTGATTGATTGTAGCGTTGTATGCTTTTAGTTCCTCAAAGTAATTAGTGTAGGCAGCTTCTACATCAGCACCTTCCATACCACTAGGATCAGTAGATCCTGTAGCAGTCATTCCGGACTCGTCTGCCCCATAGAAACGAGGCATATTTTTTACTAGCTCTCTTAGTTTAGCTAGCTGTGCTGTAGTTAGCTCAGGTGGGCCACCTTCTTCCTGCTCAGTGTCATCTTCAGAATCGTCAAGTATTCTTCCTCCAAAAAGACTTAGGGAAGATGGATCTGCAAAAGGATCACTATAAGCAAATGATGCGTAATGTCCCGGCACTACTTCTTACCCCAGCTAGATAAAGTCTTAATGCCAAAGCTAGCTGATATTGCACCACCTAGGAATACTTTGTAATAATCAGGCATGGTAGCTAGCACGTTAAAACCTTCCTGCACGTAAGGAACCATGCTGGGTATAAAAGCACAAATGAGTGGCAAGCTGAGTATAACAGCAAACCACTCATCTTTCCATGAGGATTGAGAGCCTTGAGCTTGCATGGTTTCCCAATCAGCGTCAGTCTCTATACGCCTCATCTTTGATTGATGTACAGCTTTCTTTTCATCAGCTTTATTTTGAAAATAAGAACCGACTAGATTGGTTATTGGGCCTATCAAAGACTGTAGCATTAATCTCCTCTGTGTAAAAAGCTTAGGGGCTACCCGAAAGTAACCCCATCAGCTTAGTTGGTATTAGCCAGCAGGAACAGCTAGCGTTAGACCAGACTCAGGACGTAGTACAGCTTTACCGTACAACGTGTCTGAAGTAAACAAGTTAGCAAGGAATTCTTGCTTGTACTGTGTTTGTGATCTAACACCCATCTGTTCTACTAGAACAATAGCATCTCTGTGTAGGAGCATAGCACCTAGAGTATCTACGGAACTAGCTGAGTTGTCGCTAGCAGTTTCGACAGTTGGTAGGTTAGTACTGACAAAAATGTCAATACCGTACAGCTGACCAATTTGACCACCAGTGACCTGACCGTTGTTAACGAAGTCTGAGCTTACGTATCGGTCAACACCCATGATCGTGTTACGGACAATAGGCGGGACTACAAAGAAGCGATTGTCCATAGGCACATCTTGATCGTCCAGCTTCTGAATGATGCCACGGAAACCAGCGTCAGTAAATACGTCAGCGGAAACTACCGTGTCAACAGCATAAGTTGAAAGACCGTTTGAAGCGTCTACAAAGAAAGTACCAACGTTGTTAGCATAAGTTGAGCTAGTAGTTCCTGAAGTTCCCAAACCCGGCCCTAAAGCAGAGAGGTCTGAGTCAACCTGAGTAGCCAAAGCATAACCAGCATCTTCAGTATAGAACTGTCTAAGTGAAGATAGAGCTTGAACATCAGTGATGTCCTCAATCAAACGAGAATACTCAAAGTGTCGGTTGATTGAAACCTGAACTTCACTTTCCGATGCGTTTTGAACCGTAACGGCTGTGTTTTCAGATTTAGCGTTTGCTGATCCACGGACAGGCTTAGGGACGTGTATCACATCACCTTTCTTGCCTTCCATAGACATTCTTTTAACAAGGTTAGCAAAAACCAAGTTTTTTTGGTATGCAGCAATAATCTCATCAGACCAGATTTCTGGAATGAAAGTTGCTGCGCTAGTGTTGTCTACAAACCCGCCAGTGGCAGGATATGTTGAAGTAGCCATCTAATTTCCCCTTAATGGATAATTATTTGACCCTGTTTTCCGCATAAGCTTTTAGGATTTCATCCGAAAGTGATGCGTACCTATCGGGGTCAGTTCTCATAAGTTTAATAATGTCTGCCCTACGGTAAATTTTCTTTGGAGACCTTTCAGAGCTACCACTAGCACCACCTGTACTCGCTGCCTTAACTGTTTGTTTCCTACTTTGTTTCTCAGCTTCAGCAGTTTGTGTTACAACCTGTTGACGTTCTTTCCATAAAGAGAAAAGCTCATCAGCAGATTCATGGTCGTACTGTTGGTCAGCAGCTACAAATAACTTTGTCCTAACTGGAGAAGCCTGTATCCATTCTGCAAACTTACTGTCTTTCAGTATCGTTTCCATGTCTGGATGCTTTGTCTTCAGCATATTCAAAGCCGTAGCTTGTTTATACTGAGTACTTAGCGTTTCAGCTTCTTTGATCTTAGGATGATTAGCAATCCGTTGATCTATAGCTTTGTCTGGCTCCGTGAAGAAATCTACTTCTTCTTGGGCTTTTTGTTCAGGTTCATTTGGTGTGAGTTGTGTTTGGATATAACTGTCTACAACTTTTCTTAACTCACCTACTTCAGAACTTTGTCTGCCCAGAAGCTTTTCAGCCTCTTGGTGCATTTGTACTAAGTCCTGAACAGATTTGTTTTGATACTTATCAGGTAGTTGAGGTTCCTCAGGAGTTGCCTCTGGTTCTATTTGTTCCGTATCAAAAAGTTGATCCTGCTGCGGTGCTTCTTCGTGTTGCTGTTCTTCCTGAACTGGCGGTGCAGTATCCTTACGCTCTACTATTTTAGCCATCATTAAACTCCGTACCCTATAGTATTGTGGAGAAAGTAGAAAGGGTTCTAGCTATGAACTTTGCTTTCTTTCGTGTTTTATATGACTATCTCTAGCCCTAGCCCAACGCCGTGTAGCGTCAGGAAAGTGACCACTGATAGGATCTAAAGAAGACCTAACAGGTGAGATAATCCTAGTAGCACTATAACCGCATTTACACCTAACGGTGCGCTTGTTTTCGTCTACTAGCTGCTCAAATACGTGTCCGTCAAGACACTTAAAATCATACAGTTTCAGCATCAGATTTCTTGGGAAGCGGTCGCTGCTTTTGCTTCAGCTTTTTCTTCCTCATCAGACTCCTGTGCGTCTTTTTCAGCATTTTCCATTTGAGCAGGTAAATTAAACAGAGTACCAAGAATCGCCAGTTGTCCCTTACGGAAGTGTAGATTCTCTACGTCTGTTGTCGCTTCGACTGAGTTTATTTGCGCTACGTTTTGTTGAAAATCTCCTAGCAGTTGTTTCCAACCAGCAGAGTTAAACAATTCATTGTAGTTAGCAAAGTATGTCTCTAGTTCTTTAGTCATCTAATGTATTCCCTTAAATAGTTAAGATACATTTTTTAGTATATCACATTTTTACATAAAAGTCAAGCTTTTTAACGCTTTCTTTTACCCATAGTACCCATTTTCTTTTTCTTCTTACCGTTCATTGGTGGACGGCCTCTTTTTGTTCCGTAAGTTCCCGGTCCCATTGGCATCGTCAGTCTCCTTATTTTACTGTGGCGTATATACCTAGGTAGGCAGTTAGCACTTCCACCGTCTTCTAGCTTGCCTAATTCTAGAGTTCGGGTCATTCCGTGTTTTAGCGGAACTTCTCTTTAACTGTCCTAGGGATCTAGCACAGTATGATTTACGTCTTTTAGCTGCTTTACTACCAGCTTTGACTTTACCAGTTACAGCAGTTTTTAGCTTAGAGCCGGGGTTAGCTGCTCTGTAGGCTTTTACACCTTTCGTAGTCATTCCAGCACCAGACTTAGTAGGGCGATAATTACCGCCTTTGCCTGTGGTACGTCTGATTGGTTTATCTGGTTTCCTATCTGCCATTATGCTGCCTTTGTTGCAGGTTTTTTCTTAACTGGCTGCTTTTTAGCTGTTTCCAGTTCTTTGATTCTATTCTCAAGTTCTGCAAACTTTTTGTTAACTTGTTCTACTACTTCGTGAAGTTCTGCTCTTGTGACTACCATAGATTATCCTTGGTTGTTAGCCTTTAGGTCTAGTTCCTTTTCTTTGAGCATAGTCTGTGCAATCTTTAGCCTACGTTCAAACTCTTTATCGTCCTGATCACCTTTCTGTAAATTTGTAGTTACAGCTTTTATTCTGTCTATCTCAAGTTCCTGAGGGGCTATTTGAGTTTCGACGGAAATCTTCTGCGCTCTAGCTTGAGACTCAGCAGCTTGTCCTTGCAAGGCTTGTGTCTGCGATTGCTGGAACTGTAGCTGTGCTTGCTGTGCAGCCATAGCCATTTCTTCTTGCTCTGGAGAGGGTTGCGATTGTTGCGCTGCTTGTTGTAACCTTGCAGCTAGCTCTTCTCTGTTAGCCAAGTTCATGTTGTCTATGATAGACTCAATCAGTGTGCTGTACAGAGGTGAGTCTTGTGACATAGTTTGTAGTAGTTGTACAAGCTGTGTTACTTCGTACTCCCTAGCAATAATACCTAAGCTGGACGTAGCATTAAACTTAAAGTCTTTAACAGGGTAATTCTCAGGATCAAACTGCATATATCTACACGCAGCTTGTTTAACAAACGGTATTAGGAAACAATCTTGGAAGTTTATCAGTGTACGCTTGTGACGCTTAATAATAGCCCCAAGAGACATACTGATGCCAGCAGCTGTGGCTTCACCGTTAATAGACCCCGGTACTCCAGCAGAATCAATAGCTCCTGTAGACATTTGCACCATACGTTGTAAAGCGTTAGCCTGTTCAAATGTAATCTGGCTGACTTGACCAAAATTAAAAGGTTGTAGAATTGTTTTAGGATCGCCATTGGTTAATATTATCTTTCCGGGTCTGACTTCAGGTCTAGCACCTCTAGGTAGCCTACTAGCGTCCATAGCCATCATAGGATGCACTGTAAGGCTCAGGGCGTCGATTCTAGCTCTTAGCTCTGTGTCCAGTGCCTTCTGACTGTTATAGCCCTTCTCGCACACTCCACGGCCCCAGAAACGTCCCGGTACTACGTCCCAAGGGAATGCTACTACAGGACGATCATTCATCATGTAGGGGTTTTCTTCAGCTTTTAAAAGTATTGAACCGTTAGCTATAACAACAATAGCTTCTACATAGTGAGACTCTTCGTTGTTTTCTTCTTGTTCTTCAGGCTCTTCTACTTCAGATATATCAGCGTCTTCGTCTTCCTGTTCTAAGCCCTTGACGCTTATGTCCAGAAGATGCCTAGGGACAAGCCCATAGTATTTTGTAAGACGTACTTTGTCAGTCTCGTAGGTTGTTAAGTCGTAATCAGGCTCTAGGTCTGAGTCTGAAGCTGCACTGCCTACATAGACCTGCTTGTACACGCCTTGTTCCTGTAGTTGTTCTACTAGGTGACGTGACACAAACTCATCAATAGCTACGCCTAACGCTTCATCTACGTTGGTAGCTACAGGGTCTATTAAAAAGTTCTGAGGAAGGATGGGGCGCAGTTTGACCATTGTGCGTTCTTGCACATTAACACCTACTGCTGTCAACTCGCCACCCATGATGGGCTGAGTGGCTGGAGCCATCTCTTTGACTTCCTCTAGGACTACTTCACCTATACCTGTGCCAAACACAGCAGAGTTTATAAGACATTCTCCGACACTTTGACGTATTTTAGCTTTGTCAAGGTCTGTATGGAGTTTTGTGCGTAAATACGCAATGTCTTGGCTCTCAGGATCGTCCATATCGTCGGAAATGTCAAAGTACCTACCTCTTCCAAAGGTAGCTTCCTCAATTTCTGCTACACTAGACTCTACCGCTTGTTGTAATGCAGGGCTGATGATCCTAGAACGCTCACTTTTGCGCTCAGAGTCAGCAGAACTCCATATACCTCGCCATAAACGGTAGTATTCGTTAAACTTTTCTTGGTAATTAGACTCAAAATGGTCTCGCCACGTATCACACTTGTATATTACCCAATTTTCAAGGCTTTGTTCGGTATCTAAAGTGTCGTTATCACCATATTCCATAGAATTACCTTCTTTTTTTAGCTGGTTTGGCTGTTTTAGCTGCTTGTTTAAAGTTTTTAGCTGTAGGAGCACCTTTAGTTCCCGGTTTTCTCATTTTTTCTCCGGAACCAGCAGCTATTCTTTTGCGTTTTGCGTTTATGTTGGAGTACAAACCTCTTTTAGCCATTTTAGCTCCTATTGGTTATGAGTTTTTAGCTGTTGTTGTTTTTTTAACAGCTCATTTTGTTTTTCAGTTAGTTGGTTCTTTTGTTGCGCTTGTTGCATTCCACTCTACTCCACGGTATTTACCTGACTTCATTTTAGTTTTGTCAGCTTTGCCGTCGTGTTTAACACCTCTGTATATGCCTTCCTGTTCAACATTGTTTTCT